TAATTATCGCCGTTGCCAAGTTCTATTGGACCAGTCGTACAAAATGGCACGCTTGAACCTAAGTTTGGTGATGCGTTTAATGTAGTGGATTCGTGTTGATAGATAAAACCGCTTGAATCTCCAGCAATCGGGAAGTCAAACACACCTTGGTCTATCCAACATCCTCTGTCTAAAGTTCCTATGGCCCATGTATTTTCTCTGTAGTTCCAAATGACATATTTGTTTGGTAAATACTGACTTTCACCGACTGGGAAACCCCACCACAATTCGTTGAAGTTTGAGTTGTGTCCACCCCAACATGCCGCTCTGCCTTGCACATTAAGATTGTCATACACAAAATCATGCACATCACATGGTATTTCTCTGACTGCACCATCATAAATAAAAAATGAGTTTTCACCCATCCAAGATAAAAAATTACCTGTTGCAACAACTGATCTTCTGCTTACTGCTTTACAATTTGAACCTGCTGTTGCAATACCATAAACAAATGGTGATCCTGTGTAATACATTCTGTTTATGCCAGTATCACTAAAAATAATAACATCATTTTGATATTTCACACCTAGCAAGGCTCTACCGCCTGTAGGTATTTGTAGATCACCAGCGGTATTAGTGGGGCTTGAAGTCCAGGTATTACGATCTTCTCTGTCGGACCATGCTATTTTTCTTGGATCACCACCTGATCCTATAGCAACTAAATGCCTTTCGTTAGTTACAACGATAGCTTGACAGCCAGTAGGTGCGCCTGTCACAACTGTTCCTATAGTATCTGCTGTACCGCCTGTATTAGGTCGCCATTTGTAGATTTTGCCATCACCAGAAAAACAAAATATTAAATCTTCGCCCCAATTATCAAAAGAAAAATGGCCAGATGCAAGTGGTAAACCTGATTGTGAACGAGCGTCACCATAATCTTCAACGCCCCAATGAAAAGCACCATAACCAAGGGGATCATTGGCTGCATCATT